CTTGCCCATGCCGTCGTTGCCGACCGGGTCGCTGACGTTGGCGGCGAAGTCGATGAAGCGCATGCCGTCGGGCGCGACGAACGCGAGACCCTTCGGGGTCGGCACGATGGTGTTCGGCGCGAGCGTGCCAGTGGCGACGTTGAGCGCGTTCTTCGCGAGATTGGAGAGCGCCGCGTCGCCGGTCACCTGATACATGTTCTGCACGCCCTTGAACACGATCAGCGCCTGGATGATGCCGCCAAGCTGGTTGTTCAGCGGCAGCGGGCCGAGCGCGGTCAGCGGCACGTTGTCATCGAAGGTGATCACCTGATTGGCGTTGGTGACGTTGGTCGCGTTGAGCACGTCGGAATAGATCACAGCCGGCTGGCGCGTATCGTTGGTAACGTAATAAGCCCGCTGATTGAATTGCTGCACCTGTGAAGGCGGCACGACGAACTGCACAGCACCGGTTAAATTGCTGCCGTGCCACACCGGCGTCCCTGGCGCAGTCACGTCGAACCAGCCAAAAAACACCCCGTTAGCCCCAGTAAATCCGGGGTGCGTGACAACCAGCTTGGAGCCAATCAAGCTCGAATCGGGTGGGTCCCAGGCACCGAACTCCAGCGGAGAACGCGGCACGTTGGTCATGTCCACGCCCGCCACCGAGACGAACGCGCCAGTAGTGAGATTGAAGCAGAACGGCTCGTCGTAACCGGGGAAGCGCGACGTGGCGACAGTACCGTAAACAAAGCCACTGACCGACGTGTCGATCAGCGATACAAAGCCGGGATTGCTGAAACTGCCTGTCGTGAAGTCAGCTTTCTTGAGCGCCGCTGGACGGCACTGCCACAACATCGCGGTAGTCGGATCAGGAATGAGATTCTGCAAGATCGCCATTGCGCCGTTAAACGCGCTCGACGCGTCAAGCGTATCGCTCACACCCTTGGGCCGCCAAATCAGCGGAGTAGAATTGCGCTGCACGTCACCACCCCACTAGCTTGGTGTTCCGCAGCTTGCTCCAATCGGACGACCCGAAGTAACGACGGTCCAGCTTGACCGTTTGCGCACGGCTGGTGCGATCACCTTCCAGCTTCAAGTAACGCTTGAGCAGCACGCCCGAGCCGTTAGGCGTCTGATCCTCATCAGAGCCCATGTAAGCCGCCATGCGTTCATCGTCGGTCAAGCCCATCAACCGACCAGCCAGCTCGCGCAACAGATACGACTGATTGGGAAACCAAGGGACCAGCGCCGCCGTCTCAGGAGTGGCGATATCCGGCATCTGCCGATAGTAGCGCATAGTAGCCGGGTACGAGCCGCTGGCAGGCGGCCACACGTACAGAAGGGGGTTGGCGTGCAGCGGACCGAAGCCGGGGCCAAAGCCGGATGACCACGGGCTGTGATCCGACAATGGGCTCAAGTCGGTTGCGTAGCGGCGGGGAAAATCGTTGAACCCAGCCGTCTGCACGAGGCTATCGTACTCCTCCAGGTCAAGCGGCACGAGGAAGTACGGCACACCCATGATCGTGTAGAAAAAATCGTTGATGCGCATGCGCAAATAATCATTGGGAAGCTCGTACGGTCCGGTGCCAGTACCGCGCCCCGGTGTTCCGATCGGCAAAGCGTTGTTGAAGCTAAAATTGAACGTAGTGCGGCAAACCTCGAAATCGTACGTCTGACAGAGGTCGCTCAGAATGGAATTTAGGAGCTGCCCCGCCTGCGCCGTGAAGCTAGGGCAGCGCGCATCCTGGCAAGCAAGAGTGACAATTTGCTGCGCAGTGAGAGGCACATCAGGCCGCCTTTTCCAACCGCTCTATGTCCTCGCGTATCCGCTTGATCTCCTTCACGAGATGCTGACGCGAGTTGTCAAAATTGCCGATCTCTTTTTCCTGCGTTCCCTGCGGCTTCCACTCGCCGCGCCGTCCCTGGTTCGACCATTGCTCGCGCGCATTCAGCTCATACTGGTTACGCTGAAAATCCAGCGTGTTTAGATCACGTTCGCACCGCTCCAGGAACTTGCGCAGCCCTTCCAACAGGTAGCGATCAGCCAGATTCTGCGCCGCGTCGGCCAGCTTGGTCAGAACGTCAGCCACTTCCTCGGTCGTCCAATCGAGCGGCACGCCGGTAGTCAGCGTGAGATGCCGCTTCTCCCCGACCTCTGTTTGGAACTGAATACCAATCGCGAGGTCGGCACCGCTGACTACCGAAAGCTGCTTGTCGTTCATGTCTGCTCCAGGCGGCGGGTCGTCACCCGGTTGAGGCCCGAATCCCCAGGCGATCCTACCGACATGCTCTGATGTGCCGGTGACAGGTAGTTGTTGGCATGCCGGCGCTGAAGGTCGCTGCGGCGCGGCTTGCCCTCGATCTCGTTCTGATGCTCCCACATGCGGGCCATGATGTCGTACATCACGCGCGCTACATTGTAGGTCACGGTGTAATGCAGGCCATGGAAGAATATCCGACCATCGAGGCGAATACTGTTGGAGAAATCGGGAAGATGAATGATGACACCCTCAAGCTGCTCTGTTGGCTTGTAGCGCCGTTCTTCTTCCTCAATTGCCTGGTCGAGAAAATCTTCTTCCAGCTTCTTCTTGCGCTGCTTGGCGACATGCTGCCGAGCCTTCGCGCGTATGGTTTCCTTTTCTACCTCGGTCAGCGTCTCGTCGGCATCGATCCGCCGGTTCAACTCCTGCATCTGCTCCATACGGGAAGCCAGCTTCTTGCCGTTGTCCACCATGGTGGCCTCATGTGTGCGTGTAAGGACCGTTGGCAGCGGCATCGCCTGACACCACGATCGGCCAGCCGACCGTGGTATCCCAGCAAACAAAATCGCCGTCCTTGAGAATGATGCTGCCGCGGTTGGGAATGATGAGCCACCCCTTCTTGACATAAGCTCCGTTGACACGCGGACGGTTGGTGCCGGTCGTGCTGAAGAAGCTCATACCAGGGGGATCGCCACGTATCTGCGCGTTGATCGTTCCGAGATCGGCCGGGATCAGGTCGTTGGTCCCGACCACGAAGCCCGAAAGCGACGTCGTGGCATTAGTGCCGAGCGTTCTCAAAGCCATCAGCCGCCTCCGCTGGCAAACCCCTGGACCTGGGCAATCGCCGCGTTCATCTGCGCCGACAGGTCGGTTGTCATCGCTGTCAGCAGCGTCGTGATGTCACCAGCCGCAAAGGTAGCCGTCGACTGGCCGCCCTGCTTGTTGGTGAAATCAATAGTCTGCGCCCCAGCGGTGGGAGCGCCGTTGAGCGCCGGGGCAGACGCCCCGCTCATTGGCCCCATGCCGGGGCCAACCCAGGAAACATTCGCCGTATATGTGAGCCGATAGGCCATGCCGCTATCCTCCTTGACACGAGAGTAACAGCGACGTATTACTCTCTCTATGGGAAGAAAACCGCTCGACGTGTCTGTCACCAAGCGATGCCCTGGTTGCGGACAAACCAAGCTGCGCGATCAGTTTAACGCCAGCAAACACACCGTTCATGGTCTGTCGGTGTATTGCAAGCAATGCTCTGGCGAGCGCCACGAAGAATGGCGCAAAAAGAACCTCGCCTACTGCCGCAAAGCATCCAAGAAGTGGCGAGCCGCCAATCCACGCTTGGCCAAGGACCATTCCATCCGAGCCCGCTACAAAGCCCCGCTGGGCACCTACGAAACCTTGCTCACCCAGCAAGACGGCAAGTGCGCTATCTGCCAGACCTCCAACCCCGGTGGTCGTGGCGACTTTCATGTCGACCACGACCACCAAACTGGCGTCATACGAGGCTTGTTGTGTAATAACTGCAACCATGGCCTTGCTCGTTTTCAAGATAATCTTTCTGTTTTAAGTAAAGCCATAGACTACCTATCAGCCGAACGTAGCATTGAAAGCTGAAGTACTTTCAATACGCATGAAGAAGCTTTGATTCTGGATTAAAGTTCCATAATAGCACTTCCAACCCACGATCCGCAGCTGGTTGATCGGGTCCGACTTGTCGGCGTCCTTCAAATAGGTGAACTTGCAGTCATCCAGCATCACCTGCCCGTAAGCCCCTCTACCGAAAATGTAATTCGGATAGATGGTCACGCCGGTATTGGGCGCCGCCGGCGGCACTTGGTTGATGCCTGTGCCAGTGATGACGACAGTCTGACCGCCAGCCATCTGCGTCGCCTGGCCAGTCATCGGACCAGTAGTCGGGCCGGAAGCCGAAAGCCCCAGGTTCACCGGCGCATTGGTGGTCCCAACGTAGACGTTGAACGTGTACCCGGGCAAGGAGGGAAGCACGACGGACAACGAACCGTTAGGACCAGTCACCGCAACGCCGCCCGACACCTGATAAACTTGGCTCTCGTACTGGTTCTGAGTGTCGCTCGCCGTCACGGTGACGAAGTAGGTGCCGCTCGCCAGGCTGCCGGCCGTGCCGGCCGTCGGCGTGATCGCCGCATTGCCGGTGAACGTCGGCACCAGATTGGAGAAGCAGAACCGGATGCCTGACCACTCGCCTACCTCGTAATTGTAAAGCCGGTTGATGTCCGAGTGGGACCAGGCATATTGAATCGGTGCGTTCTCGCGCAGGTCGCCGACGACGAACGGATGCAGCACGCAGACGTAGTGCGGCATCTTGCGAGGGTCGTTGGATGCCCGTGCCCCGCCGGCATCGGCCTCCAGCTTGGTGTCCGTCATCTCGTCGCCCATGTAGCGAGGAGCGCCGATATTGACGAGCATCGCATAAGCGCGGTTCAGCTCGTGGATATTGAGCACGTCGCCGGCAACCAGTGCCGCGCGCGAGCCGCGACTGTTCACATAGTTGACTTGAGCACCACCATTCAAGTTGTTGAAAGTATTGCGCTCCAGCGTTTCCGCCACCTGAAGGCCGGTCAGCTCCATGGCCTTCTTGAACAGCGGATGCTTGATGGTGATCTCGGCAACGTCAGTGATGGTGATCTTGTCGCCCCATTGCAACGCGGTCGCCGACACCTGCTGGATGGTCATCAGCTGGCCGGCGGGCGGCACGCCCTCCGACAGTGGCGCGAACGGCAGCGGCACGCGGTTATAGCGGGTCGCCGTGTACGTCACGCCGCGCCCCTTGGGCAGCGTGAGCGGATCGCCGAACTGATAGACGACCAGCTGGCGGCGAGCCAGCGGCAGCGTCTTGTCGGCAATATAGGCTTCAATATCGGCCGAGAACTGGCCGGCTATATTGGTGGGCATGGAGGCTCACTCCGCGCTAGAGGAGGATGTTTTCGAGCCTCTTTTCAAGCGACGTCTCCCGCCGCCCTCTATCCGAACGCTGGTCGCTACGGCTGTTGCCGGCCGGGGTACGCTGCGCTGCAACACGCTTCTGCGCCGCCTGCTTCTGCTTGGGCGACTCCCGCCCTCGGGCGTCCAACGCCGCCTGCCCGAGAAGGTAGGCAAGCAAGACTTCACGTGAAACATTAGCGCGCTGGGCCGGATCGGGGTGATTGCGAATCTCGTGCAGCTTGGCCTCTACCTTGGACGACCACTTCTTATAGAGGGGATCGTGAGACGATTTCGCTTCAAAAGCGGCCTTGTCGGCTGACTCCAGGGCCTGGAACTGAACGTAGCGGATATTGGCCTGGTTCAGTGCCGTGGCCTCGCGCAACTCCTCGCGAAGCCGGTCCTCCGGGGTCATCAATGCGAAACGCGCTTCACGCTGCTCGCGGCTCTCCCCCTGCTGCTGACGCGCTGCAAGCGAGTCATTCAGCCGGCGTTCAAGCTCCACGATCCGCTGACGGTCAGCATCACGCTCGCGCGTGATAGACTGAATGCGGGCATCGGCCCGCCCACCACGATCCCGGCCAGCAGCAGCCCGCTGGTCAACCTGCTCGTCCTCTGGCTCGTCATCCGTCTGATCCGGTTCCGGCTCTGGCTCCGGTTCCGGTTCAGGTTCCGGCTCTTGCTCCGGCCCCTGGTCTTCCGGGTCCAAGTCATCGACGTCAGGTGGGTCTTGGTCGTCAGCCATTACAGCATGCTCCAAGGGTGAGGTAACGGCCACCAGTCGAAGGTGGGACAATATTCCAGCAATTAGCCCCCTGTCAATCAGCCCCTCACGGCGGAAGTTCCTTCTCCCGCCGCTCGATAGCCTTCATCGCCTCGATATAAGCCAACCGCGCATTAGCGACACCGACGATTGCCCGTCCCGGCTGGCCGGTCGCATCGCGCATCCAGGTGGCGAACAGGTGCATCACCTGCCCTCGGTAAGCCTCGTCAAGCGCCTCGCGGTCCATCTCGATGATGTGCTTGTCGTAAGGTGAGAGTGCTGGTGGCAGTGGCTCACTCTCGCCAGTATCAAAAACAGCGGCCCATCCAATAGCTGCGACAGTTAAAACAGCGGCTATTGGATAAACAATTTTCATCTGGCCCTTCGCGCATAAATGTCCCCGTAAGCCGTCATACCGGGAGCCGTACCCCCGAAAGTCGCACGAGCAAGAAGATTGTACGTCGTCGTGGTCTGCAAACTGACCCGGATAGGACCAATCATAAGCGACACATCTGCAAGGCCGGTCCCGGCAAGTGGAAGCTGATTGCTGTGCGGCCCCGGCGTCGGCGAGTCCATGCTCAAATTCTGCGAGAGGCCGCAACGGAATAATGTCGATGTGGTCGTTCCTGACGTAAAATCAAACTGGCACACACCCCACACGTTCCAGTCGCCGGCAGTAAGCGAGACGCTGGTAATACCCTTGTCGGCCGCAGACGCCAGCGTTAATCCGGGGAACGCTACATCAGCGCTCATGTACTCCCCGACCGTACCCGCAATCGCGAGATCGCTGGCCGGAGTTCCTAAGACCTGATTGAACCCACAGGTGTTGGCAGTCCCTGGGATGATGCTCACCCCGCCAGCAATAGCTGAAGGAGGAACTATTTGCCCACCAAATGAGTTGCACTGCTGCCCTGTTATGAAAGGGCCATTGGAAAAAGTTGCACCGCTGGCATCGATAATACCACCACCAGAAACATTGTAAAAGAAACTGATCGCGCCAGGATTTTGAATCCCTGTCAGTCCCGTTGCAACGATAATCCCCCCGTCAGACGCATTCGCAAACTGCGAAAGCGACATGACCGTGGCACCCTGCCCGAGCGTGATATTGCCCCCGATGAACATGAGGCCATTTTGCCCCGCAGAAGCAATCGTCCCACCAGTAAATTTGTTGTCTATGATATGGTTGTCAAAATCTACCAAAGCATTCTTTGCCGACGATGCAATAAAAACTCCTGTAGCGTTCGTGGAACTGATGAATTTCATGCAAGTGATTTGTGAAACCGTCCCATCCTCGATATTGAACACTGTTGCGTTGTTTGCCTGAACGTCAATGATTACTGTTCCAGCAGGACAGACACCGGCAAAATTAACCGTGCGAGCGTAAAAAGCGTGCGCCAGCGACGATCCCGTAACGGGATACGTCCCGGCAGTAAAATTAACCGTGCATTCTTGACCTATATTGCACTGGTTAGCGGCATACTGCACCGTTTGACAAGGCGCACCAGAATTGCGGCACGTCGTTGTGTCGTTACCACCTGTCGAAACATAAAGCTGAATGACTGTTGCCCCAAAACCCTCAACTTGAATGGAGTTGCCGGAACCGGTCGCAAGGCCGCCGCCCAGAACCACGTTGCCGGTCAACGACCGAGCACTGTCACTTATAGACGACACACCCGACGTGATCGCCCCGGCAATCTGCTGCGGCGTCACCTTTGCGAACTGCCCCGTGGAATTGTCGAGCAGCAGCAAATTATCGGCCGTCGGGCTGGGCGATGACTTCGACGGCAAGCTGGCGATTGTAAAACTCTGTAGCGCCGCCGTCGCAGCAGTCGGATTACCCGTGAGCGTCGCTCCCGGCGCATTGGCGAATGACGAGCTGGACACCAACCCGCACGTCGGCACCCCGGACCCGCTCGCGACAAACGTCTGAAACTGCGCACATTGCGACGGCGACAACGTATCGATGTAGGAAGCGACGATCGACAAAAAGACGTTGCGCACCGCAAGCGGCGTGATCTGCCCCGACGTGTTGTCAGGCAGATTAGTCTGAATCAGCGCGTTGAGCTGCGTCTTGGTCAACGCGCCCTGACCAAAAGCGGGGATCGCCGACAGCAGCAGATAAAGAATCGCCAACAGCTTTTTCATATCAACTTGTCCTCCAGGCGGGCGATGCGCCGAGCGCGCTCGCGCGTCTCCTCCGCATGCTTGCGCACGTCCCGCATCAACTGCTTGTTGCTCTTGATGTTCTCGGCGTCCATCAACGTGTTGAACGCGTGTCGCGCGTGAAACGATTTGTCCTCGACGTGCATGAGGCCACCCAGCGTCTTGCGCGTCCGTGTCTTCGCTTTCTTAGCCATGTCATCCTCGTGCTAGTCGTGGCATCCCCATCCCCATGCGGTCCTGGTGAATGACCCCCGGCGGCATCTGGCCTTGGGGACGGGGACCGCCAGCCGCACCGCCGGGACGCGGTGTGCCGGCCACTCCAGGTCCAGCGCCGCCGGGAGAGCCTTGCGCTCCTTGCTGCTGTTGCGCTTGCTGCATCATCTGTTGCTGCTGCTTGAGCTGCATCTGCATCTGGTGCCGCACGATATGCTGGCGGATAGTGCCGTGCATATCGCCACCCTCCTGCATCTCGCGCGCGTGCTCCTGCAAGTGCTCCTGGTCGTTGTCGGTCGGGTTGACCGGCAAGTCCATGCCAGCCTGCAGCAATTGATTCTCGAACTCCGCGCTGATCGACAGCTGGTCCTTGATGCTCTTGAAGATCAGCGGCGCCAGCCGCGGGCCATAGGTGTTCTCCACGAATTGCGAGATGATCGGTGTCAGGTCGATCTGATAGCCCGGATGGTACTGCGGCTGGATCCCACGCAGCACGTTGAGGCCCGCCATCTGCATCTGAATCTGCTGCGCCGAGCGCGCGGCCTCGACCCCGAACCAGCGAAACTCGTAACGCCGGTCCATCTGCACCGGCTCGATGCGCTGCATCGCCGCCTGGATGCCCATGCGGCCGAACGACTCGACGGTCAGAACCTCGTCGCGATACTGATGATCGAGCCACAAAAACCACTGCAACAGCGGCGTCAGTATCTCACCCTCCAGGTTGGTCACGGCGTCAGCGGTCGTGAGGACATCGACCTGCTGCTCGTTGGCGATCTGCGCCTGGTTGGTCTTCTTGCCCGTCGCCGCCTGCGGGATCATCGCCGGGTTGACCGACAGCGTCTGGAACACCTGGTCCTTGGCGGTCGATACGATCGTGAAGGCGTCCTTCCAAATCTGCGGAAACTGGGCGAATTGCGTATCCTGCGGGCTGGTCTGCCACACCGCCGCGACCGAGAGGACCATGGTATCGATGCGCGGGTTGCGCTCCGGGTTGGTCATCACGATCGGCATGAGCGCATAGGCCGCCGAGTCCATGCCCTCGTTGATGGCATCGTTCGCCATGTACTGGTAGGTCTCGACGTGGGTGATCTTGCTGACCCCCTTGAAAGCCCCCTCGACCTTCATCACCGAAGCCGACAGCAGCGGAACCTTGTCGCACCAGTACGGGTTGCGCCGTGCCGAGAGAACTAATTTCTCCCCGCCGAAATGCACTTTACAGATGCGCCGCTCGCCGTCGATCTTCAGCTTGGTCCACGTCTCGTAAGCCAGCAGCCGCTTGTTAGGCCCCTCGTCCTTGATGCCGCAAGCGTCGAGCAAATGCTTTCTTTTATCAGGCACTTTCTCGCGATCCTTGCCGGTCATCTCCGCAAGGATTTGCTGTCCGGCCTCCTTGTCGATCTCGCCGTCACGAATGAGCTTCCTGATCTTGGCCTTGCCCCATCTCCTTATGATTGTCACCGAGCCGCCCTCGTCCAGCGCCTGCTCGATCGTCTGAGCCGTCTGCGGAAGCACCAGCACATCAGCGTCGGGAATAACCTCCACCCACGGCTGCTGGTGGATGATGGTCTCCTCCTCGATGTCGTCATGCTCCTCCCCGGTGTCGATCGGCAGCTCGTCCACCGTCATGGACCGCTTGACGCGCTTGACCACGTGGCGCTCGTTGCGCGCCCAGTACGGGTAAAGATTATATTGCCCCTCGATGTCGCCGTTGCGACACAGAGCGGGCAGCACATTGGTGCGCAGCCGGCACTTGCGGATGTAGTGCTCAAGCAGCGACATCACCGCATATGGCTTGTCCTCGCCCGCCGTCACCTCCACGTGCTTGCCGGAGGGCGGGAATATCTGATTGACGAAGCGGGTTACGCGCGCGTTGACAGCGTCGTGCACGAGGGGAACGAACACGCGCGACGTGCCCGAGTAGAACTGCTTCGGCCCCAGCTTGCAGTTATAGATGTCCCAGTAGTCCATCTGGGCGTTGGCGCGCTCCCACTGGTCGGAGAAGCCCTTCTCGACGTCCTTGAGAATTTCCAGCAGCGCCTTCTCGACCCCTTCTTTATCCTTCAGCTCCTCATTACGCTCCGAAAGCTGCTCCTCGGCTTCCTCCGACAGGCCAATCTCGTCTTCATCGTCGTCCTCGTCGGAGACGCCATAACGAGTGTCGCCGTCGTCTTCCGCCATTTTATTCCTCGGTCCACTCGTAGCTGTACGCGAGGTTGCCGCCGGTCACTGACAGGTTGGGGAAGTTGATCGTCAGGCACGAGGCGACCCCGCGAAGGATCACACCTTCACCTTGCCGGGTCGTGAACTCGAAGACCGTCGGGGCGGAAGTGGCTCCGGTAAGCTGGAAATTCATCTCGACCTGGCGCAGCGGCGAGCCGGCCGGGGCTCCCAGCGATGCTGCGTTCGCGGTGTACGACGTGACCACCGCGGTAGCGGCCGGGAAACTGGCGTCGTGAGGCGTTGGAGGCGCATTGAAAGTAGTGCCGCCGGTATTGGCGGCAGTGCGTTTCTGCAACTTCACCAAGCCACTCACGGCAGTTGTGGCAATTCCGCTGACCTCAACCCGCAGGACCCGCACGATCTTCGAGGTGCTGCCGCAGAGTGTCGCGGCATCGGTTATCGACGCCTGCATGACGTTCTGGTCAGAGGCGGAATAAGTATTGAGCGTAACCCCGAAGGGCGCCACGACCTGGGGAGCCGGCGGCGGCACGGTCTTGTAGGCTTGCTGGCCGTGCGCGCCATCAGGAAGAAGGAACAGCCCCAGGAGGGCCAATCCAATCAGCTTTTTCATCGGGACGCCCTCCACGGGTCGGGAGCGCCGAAATGTACCTCTGGCCGGCCGGCGTCAATTGGTAATTGACTCGCCCCCGTTGCTCCGAAGCTACACCAATCTTCAGCAGGCTGGCAAATGCCTCCAGGCCCTCCATCAGGACCCGGTAGACGTTGGCGACCGGGTCGGCGCGCAGCCCACCGTCGCGGCGGACCTCGCGGGCATAGCCGGCGGCAAGAGCGTTGAGCGTCCAGCGGGCGCGGCTCGCGACCTTGAAGGCAGGCGCGCCGTGGCGGGAGGTGCGCATGCGCGCCCTGATCTCGGCGGTGCCGTCGGAAAGGGCCGCACCGCAAGCAAGCTCGCCAGGAAGACGATATACAGCCCCCCGTAGCCCACGAGCATCATAAGGCCCGAAGTGGTCTTTCGGGGCCACCAGGCGCAGATCGCCGCCGGCAAGATCAAGCCGAGCAGCGGCAACCATATCAGCCACGCAAGCGCCCGCGTCACCCTCGCGTACGTCGTCGGCAAGGACATGGATGCATCCGTCGGTGAACTGCGCCGCCACCGCCGTCACATATCCCAGGTCGGCGTTGAGCGCGAGGTGGACCGGGGTGCGCAGCGCGGGAAGCAGGCTCTCGGCCACGTGCTGATAGCCGAAGTCCTCGTAGACGACCTGCCCGGGGCGCATCGGGAGGGCGTAGGCGAGCGCGTTGGGAGCGTCTATCTTGCCGCGCGGAAACGATAGGAACTGCTGCCGCAGCACCGGCAGCTCCTGGGCGAAGGTCAGCTCGCCGGCGCGCATGTAGGGCTGCAGCGCCTCGATGAACTGCAGTTTCCCCTTCGGCGCCTTCATCGCCTGGATCGGCAAATAGAAGTTACGCTTTATCATCTCGTGGCGGATGGGTTGCAGCAAGAACTCGTTCAAGCCATCTTCCTCGACGCCGATTGCGACCGGCGAATACGACATCGCCGATGCGAATATGTGCTCGATGATCTGGTCCGGTTGCCACGACTCGCCACCGCCATCCCACACCGTCAGCCGCCGGCCCGTCCACGACCATGCACACCACCCAGTCGTTGCCGACGTGGATTTCACAGATCGGGCAGGGTCGTAGAACATATAGACCGGCTGCCATGTCCTCACCCTGGGCTCGACCCGGATCATGTCGGCCGTGAACACCTTCTGCCGGGGGTCGTCGGCCTGGCACATGTACTCGCGCAGGTAGTCCTCGTTGAGCCCCAGGCGAAGGAATGAATCGTGCTCCGCGTCGATCCACGCAAGGTCGTATTTCTCCGGCCAGGTGGCGGTGCGGTCGCCGCGCGGGGAGACGTGCTCGATCGGGTAGGTGCGCGAGGCCCAGCCGGGGAGGGAAGCCAGCTGGAAAGGCAAGGCCTGCTTGCTCAGGGGGGTGGAGGTGACGCGCACGCGCGCCACCTCCGGGTCGAGGGCGGGGAGAAGCACGGTGCGGAACCAGCGGACCGTCTCCAGGGCCTCCTCGTCGGTGTAAAGCTTGCCGACGTCCACCTCCTCGATGTCGTCGCAGAAACAATAGTCCGGCCGCCACTGAAGATGCTTGGTGCCGCGCAGGGACTGGCCCTTGCCCACCGCGATGATGCGCACGCCGTTGCCTAATATCACTTCCGCGTCGTTCCACACCTTGGCCGACGCCTCCCCCAGCTCCCCGAACAGGCGGCGCAGAAGCTCGTTGGACGTCAGCTCGTGCTTCACCGCCCGCAGCCGCTCGACCGCCCGCCGCTCAGTCGAGCCGACCAGGATGGCGTTGCGAAACAGGCGGAAGGCGGCGCCCAGGGTGATGGCTTCTTCCGCGATCGTCGTTTTCGCTGCACCGCGGAACGCCATCACCGAGACGAAGCGCAGGGTGGAGTGCCACAGCTCGATGATCTCCGCGTGGAACGGGGGAGATGCCTGCTTGTGCCGGTGAGCGAACAGGGTGGCGTGGGCGAGCGGGCGGTCGGACCCAAGTTTGTGAATGGTATCAAGGGTTTGCTTCTCGGCCATTTGGGCATTTTCCGGGATTTATCCTGGTTGACGAACCGTTCTACCCGCCACCATCGAGCCGTTCTACCCTCGTCCCTTGATGCGCGCGAGGTAGAAGCGGCCGGGGGAGGGGGCGGAAGCGAGGGCGTCCACGGTCTCCTGGTCGATGTCGTGGCAGTCGTACGAGCGCCCCGACTCGAAGTCGAGGGTGAGGATGCGCGTGAGGGGGTCGTAGGTGTAGGAGGAGAGCATGGAGGAGCGAAGCGAGCCCTGCTGAATGGCCAGGTCGGGCTCGTCGGAAGAAGGGGCAGTGGCCATGGGGAGTGCCTGCAATTGCATACGAAGCGAGAGGATGGTAAGGGGGAAGCGGCGGGCCGTCCATGTCGGCCTGCTTAGGATGGACTCCTAGTTTCGTTTCCCCCTGACCCTCGCCCCTGTCACCCCTCGGGCGAGGGATTTTTTATCCGCGGGAATAATTCGCCAGCGGCGGCGAATTACCCGGTGGTGCCCAGGGGAGGCATCTTTTTAGCGAGGATGCGAGCAAGGTCGTCGGCAGCCTCCTGCTCGTCGGAAGCAGGATGCCGCTTGCGCCAGTTGACGGCGGCAGGAGTGTCGGGGTGCTTGGCGCAATGGCGCTCCATCATGGCGATATAGTCCGGGTCGGCCTCTCGACGGGCCTGGGCCTCGTCCACCTGCCGTTCCTCCTGGATCGTCCAGCGGGGATCGGTGGCGGTGTGGTTGCCGCAGTGTTGCAAGTCCAGGCGGCGCTCCCCGGTGATCGGGTCTTTCGGGGTGACGATGACGTGCTCCTTCCGCATGGAAGCCGGGAGGTCATTTTTATAATTCTCCCGCGTGAGCGGCTGAGGAGCGGGGGATTGGGGGAGGGCGGCCTTGCGAGCATCAGCTGCCAGCGTAATAACGTCCACAAGCCAGTTGTGCATGGAACGACGAACAGATTCAGCCGCTTGCTTGACGTCCCGGTGCGTCTCCACAGGGAGGCGAACAATGACGTGGACGGTTTGCTCAGGCATCGCGCTCTCCACGCTCTGGAAGGCGCAAAACCACGGTCACGGTTTCTTTAGGCATTTTATCCTCCTTAAGGCTCACTGACCAGTCTTTTAAGCGCAATCCGCGGTTCAAAGCAAGGGCCTTTTTTACCCCCAAAACACAGTCCATTTAGCTTTGTGTTTTGAGGGGCTAAACACTAACGGTTTTGGGGGGCTAAACACTAACGGTTTTGGGGGCCATTTTAGATTGGGGGGCTTAGGTTCTAAAATGGTATCCGATTATTGGGTACAGGCCATAAAAAAATTTTCTCGGGCCGTCCGTCCCGTGAAGCCCGAGTTCTAAGTAATTGAAACCATTGGACAATCCACTTCTGTTGACAGAGTGTAACACGCTAATCCATTAAACGGAAAAATACAGGTCACTGATTTCATTAAGGAAACCGCCTATGTGAGGTATAAATTAAGTCTATATATCCAGATTCATATAAGAAGTATATGGGGTCCCGCCTCCTCAAACCTCCCCTGGTCTCTTGCCACCTGGCCATGGCTCTTACGCCTGGCGCGCTGCA